GCTAACATCTGACCAGTAGCCGTAACCGTAGAAGCAGCCGTTAGGTTAGCAGACGCTAGGTAGATTATCTGGCCTGATGCCGTAACCGTAGATGAAGCTGCAATAACAGCCTCACTCTTGTGTATTCTCTGACCGCTAGCCGATAAAGCAGATACAGCAGATACAGCAGCAATAGCGTCTACATAGGCAGCTTGCCCATAGATGTTAACGCCAAAATTAGCTGCACCATAACCGTTCATTATTAAGCTAGGGTTATGTCGAATTCACCAGCTTGGAATCGGAATACGTCACCACTAGCAATCGCCTTACTAGCCGTTAGAGCAGTCTGTGCAAGCATATTGCCGCCTGAAGAAGCATCCAATACAGCCGTATGGGTAATCGTACCCCAGCTAGCTGAAGCCGTTGGAAACTCTACAGCAGAGGTATTATCCATAGTGCCAGAGGCTGAAGCATCAAAAGCCATTGATTGACGGGCATATGAGCCGCCTGAGACTTCTGTGCCTGTACCACCAACGCCAGTAGCTGAAGTGTAAAGACCGACATAGACAGTCGCAGGCGCTGTATAAGCCGCATTACGAAACGCATGGTCTAGTAGTTCATTTTGTAGGAATGTAGTAAATGCCATGTTAATAAGCCCTAATGTTTAAGCGTAGACCAGAGCCTGACGCTGTTGATTTACTGCTTGCGTCATTAACTCGCTCTACAGCCGATGTGTACAAAGCAGCCCATGTTTGGGCGCGTTGGTCTTCTTTTAAGTAAGGTGCTGAGTGTAGTAAAGCACCGTATAGGTAAACGTCTGGGTAATGTGTTAGCAACCAGTTAGTCGTGGCACTATCCGTTAGCGTAGGAACCTTAGCGTAGTAGTTCAACACTGAGCTATACGCACTATCTGGGGTAGGCATGACTTCAAACTGGCCTGCGCTATGTCCATAGAACTTTGGGATACCCGTAGAGTCATCCCGATTAGCTCTCATTGCCTGTATTTCAGCGCGTGATAGATATCGTAGGTCAGTCGTACCATCTGTTTCCAAATGAAACCTAATAGTAGCCAACCAATCGCTAGGTATCCCAGTAAACTGGCTATCCACCGTTGTTTCAGAGCGTGTCTCCATACGCCAGTGGCGTACCTCGTTACTGATAGAAGACTCTGCCAAGGCAATGAAGTCTGGAATAGTAGCTGTCAGGTCATCGCGGTTTAAGAAGTTAGCGATTGAAGCCTGTAGCTCTGCGTATGTTGAAATTGCCATTTATGTACCTATAGTTTCCAGCATTATATCATCTCTTCTAGTGATTGTGGATTCAATATACCAGACTTAGGTAGCTGACCATAATCATAGAACGCGCTGAGTAAGCCCTTAATCATCTCAGGTGTTGCAAACTCAGTCTCGCCTGTTTCTTCATTAACCCTAAATGGTAGCAAATCAGCACGATCATAGCCTATATCATCGGCAAAGAAGTTATCAAACTCCTTCCTGCCATCTCGGTATGCTTTCTCTTCTGCCGTTAGGTAAGCGTCAGTATTACCCTGAGCGTGAGCAGCTAAACCCTGAGCCTCCTGACCTATGCCGCCGCCAAATAGTAAAGCGCCTAGTGTAGCTGCTGGATTAGATGCGAGTATATTGGTTGAGTTAATCTGATCTGGATCAAAGGCTGCGCCTAATTTAGCCCTAGCTTGAGTACCATCCTGCAAAGCTATTACCCTACCGCCTCTACGCTCGTAGTCCTGTATCCATTCATGTGGGTATTCATGCGGGTTATTACTCTTTATAACTTTATTAAACATTCGCTGATTAGGGCCAACATCTATAACATTATCTATAACAGTGCCTGTAGCCATCCTTTCTTTAGCGCCAACAGCTAGGGCATTTGTAGTGGTGTAGTCGTCCTTGTGTATACCTTGGTTATACTCACCATCGATACTATCAAGAACTTCCATGACCTGCTTACCTTCAGGGTCAATTACTTTAGGGTCAAATATATTATTCCAATGCTCACCCTCAGCATCAACCTTCTCCATACCTCTAGTATTAACCAACATAGGGTAGGTTACGGCATCATCCTGCATCCTGCCAGTATAACTAGCAGAGACTTCTGGTTCGCCAGCTAGGAACATACCTGCCTTACTCCTAGGGTCTATTTTTAGAATTCCTTGCGATGATAGAGCATCACCCCTGCCGCCATATCTACCAGCGTGGTAAGCCTCTTCTGTGAATCCCTGCTCTTTAGCCCTAGCCATACGACTAGCGTAGTCCATAGGTAGCTCACCAGTAGCAATCTTCATCGCTGTAGACTCTGGGTAACCTGCCTCAATTAGACGCTTAACAACACCTACTACACCAGCCTCACTATCATCACTAGCAGTCATAGCTAATAAACCGCCTGCTGCGGCTGCTGCAGTTACATAGCCGTTAGCATCAATCTTAAAGCCCTGATCTGACAGGTCGCGTAATAGCTTCTCGTCTATGATGCCACCGTATGGGTTAAGAATAGCTGAGTAAGTCTGCCCTGTTTTGTCTGCTAAGTAGTCTGGGCCTGTAGCTGGGCCTGATGAAAACGTACCATCCTTGTTTAATGCCTTACCAAGCCTCTCTGGATTAAGGTCAAGCAGTGTTGGTATGTTCTCACCCTGATCTAGTGTACCTAGGTACTTACCACCGACACTGGTAGGATATGAAGCGTTACCGCCTTTAGGGTTTAAGCCCTTCTCAACGTCAATTACACCAACATTCTGGAAGCCAAAATCAATGCCCTTTACTTGGCTTTGGTCTGACACAGCAAGTCTGGCTTGAGGTAGTGATAAACCACCTTGGTTCCTGTAGGTTTTATCCATGTGGAACAGCAGTTCTTTACGGTTTTTATCAGATATTTGGCTGAATTGCTTTAGGCTTTCTGGGCTGTCAATGCCTACCCAATCAGGCATCATCTTCTTAATGTTCTTGTCTAGCTCTTTCTTAGCAGACTTAGATAGGTATTTTGCGTTGAATGACAGCATCGCCTGACCTGTCATGTGGGCAAAGTCACCACCAGATGGAGGCATTCGCCAAGGCATAAACAGTGGATCTACACCGTATTTGTCCTTTAATTCCTTAGCTGCTTTAAGCATGGTCTTGGTTGGAGTATCACCTGAAGCCCACATATCTGGGTTATACAGCATGTAGTCCTGCCCACCAGTAAGGTCAACACCGTGAGCTAATGGCTTACCACCAATGCCCTCAAGTATCCCACCTGCTGCTGAACGATCAGACATTGTAGACAAGTACGGCCTACCCTCAAGATCTTGAATAGCTAGACGTTCCTTTGCTCTTACAGGCGCTACAACGGATGTGTCAGGCTTTGCCACCTCACCCATCTTCCTACTACCAAGATTATACCTTGGGTCAAAAGCATTCTCTGCGTACCGATATAGCTCGTCAAAGCCATCACCTAGTAAACCTGCGCCTTTCTTAACACCTTCAACTAATGCTCTTGCCTTTGCCATTAGAGAAAATACCCTTTCTTAGCTGGTTTCTTGGATGGCTTCTTAACAGGCTTTTTGACTTTCTTGGCTTTCATGGCAAACCTCACAATAGTTATGGGCCGATTATACCACGATTACACTAAACCTTTAATACCTCGTTTAATGGCCTTGCGATCCTTCCTCTTTGACTTACCTAAGTCACCAGCAGCGAATGCCTGTGCCATCTGTCGTAATGCGTCAGCAGCCTCTGAATGACCTTCAGACTTGTCTGGGATGTGCGTCCACCTACCCTCGCTATTAGACCATTTACGTCTATACGCTTTAAGATGCTCTAGGCCAGCATTACAGGTTGTTGGGTCAATGTGAATGTAGGGCCACATATCGCTAGTAGCTTGAATGCCCCATAGCAAGTCCTGCACTCTTGGCACTATGCGGAATGTTACTGCAGGCAGTAGACGCTTCATCATGTCTTTAGGGCTAAGGTTCTTTGACTCAATGCCCTGACGCTTATGGTCAGCATCATGCGGTAGCCAGCAGGTGTCTATGATTAGATCCAAGCTCTTGAGCCACTTAACACAATGGGCAAATGATTCGTTCCATGCCTCGTAGAAGTGGATACAGCGATGCTCGTTACCGATGATTTGAACCACCCATATCGCAGTACCGTCACTAGATCCGATGTCAAAAAAGCAGTGTACTGGATGTGACTCCACCACTGGCTGTTTCATTACCCTGCCATCAGCCTGTGCAGTGTTAATCTCACGTAGCCAGAATGCTCCCTCTGGAAACTCCAAGAAGTCACCATCCCATACATGACCATAGCTATCAGGTCTACGCTCAAAATCCTCTAGCCGCTCCTGCTCCAGAACTTTAGGAAACCACGGATTATCTGTATGGTTCATCTTAACGATTTTACTGTTAGCTGGAGGATTAACCCTATAGCGTTCATTTGTGGCGCTATCTTTAGACTCTGGATTCCAAGTCACCCACACCTCAGAATCATCTGAGCCTCGCACTGTAGGTATGAGTTTGCGCCATGCGGCCTCAGATACAGTTTCACCCTCGTCTACCCATGCTAATAGCAATCGGGCCTTTGACTTAATACTGTCTAGGTTGTGTCGCAGTCCTGCGAAGACGTAAGATATACGTCCATCCTTTGATCTTATGTACTTCTCACCAATTTCGTAATAATCCTCTAGCCAAGGCGTTGACCTTATAGCAGATTTTACTTCTTCTAATGATGACTCCTCTAGTGAGTTTAAATGCTCACGCCCACATAGTATCTGTCCAGATATGCCTGCACTCCCAAAGCGGAATCCCCATACAGCAGACATAAGAGCAAAACTCCTTGTCTTTCCTGAGCCTCTTCCACCCCACGCCCCACGATACCTAGAAGACCCTTCAAACACTGGAACCAGCTTAGGTGGTAGCTCTATGTCTACTTTAGACACTACAGTCCACCAAATTCTTTAGCCACTAACTGTATTACTGTAGGCGCAGACATTGAGCCATCTGAACTTGTATTATCTACCTTGTCGCTTAGGCCATGCTTACCTAGCATTAGCTTAGTGATACCTGAGTTAGCAGTGTTATTTAACCCGTTAGTAACAAGCGTTATGTACTGCCTTTGCAATACCTTCCCTGCGATATCCGAAAACTCCTCTTTATCTTCGTGTGTAATCCACTCATAGAAGGTTGAATTAGAGATTCCTAATAGATACGCTAGCCCTATAT